CTCCCACACAATTTTCTATGTGGTCGACCGTACCGTTTTGTCCGCTTAATGCGTGACAAACCTCTAAGAGAGAAATCTTCTTTCTTTCTGTCCTTCCTTTATATTAAGAAGGGACTGAATCGTCCAACTGACGATAGAGTGCAGAAAGGTTCGATTGAAACTTATGAAGACTTAACGAAGTATAGAGAGAATAAACCACACGCACTTTTTGAGGAGTGTGTGAATTCGGTAAGAGAGACGGTAAAGGAGGTGTTGGCTGGTGTTTGTGTTCAGGACTTCGGTCTTGTTGCGCCATCCGCACGTGCACATTGGAATTATACACGTCGGCAAATCGGAGCAATGGGAGCCCTTCGCGACCTTGGGTTTCTTGGTAGTGCTTCGAAATATACCGACATTTTTGGCAAGCTCGCAAATGGCGAACTTGAGATGCCAGAATTTGTGCACTGGGTCGATGAGTGTATCCAGCCCTGGATACCCGTTTTGATGATTCCCTGTTGGATGGGGGATTTGAAAAGACGTATTTTTAAGGACTTGATCGTTGATGCGTTGATTGAGAATCCTGATTGCGCTCCTTTGGGACTCGCTGAACCTCTGAAGGTTCGCGTGATCTCGAAAGGCCCTTGTGCGACTTATGCTTTAATGCATAGCCTTCAAAAGGTTCTATGGAAGTCGCTCGGAAAGTTTCCGAATTTTGTAATTAACAAGGTGCTTGAGGCAAAGGATTTGCAACGCTTAAAGAAAAGAGATCATGAGTATTGGGTTAGCGGAGATTATAAGTCCGCGACCAATGAGTTGGACCCGAGATTGTCTCGTGTTGCTATCGACGAAATAGTTAAATGTTTGAATCTACCTCCTTCTCTGGAGGAACTATTTTATCGTTCAATGGTTGATCATATGGTTTGGAAACCAAATTATGAATATAAATTTGATCAACGGGGTAATCCACGTACTGAAGTAACGTACAGTGACCCTTTGAAGCAGCAGTGGGGACAGTTAATGGGTTCTCCTGTCTCATTCCCTATTTTGTGTATCGTAAATGCAGCATTAACCCGTTTAGTTTGGGGTAAGACTGCGATGGAAATTAAGTACGGTACTGCCGAGTTTGGCGCAAACCCTCGTTTAGAAGACATTCCCATGTTAATTAATGGGGATGATGTAGTCTTCACGGGTTGGGGAGGTGATTATCATATCTGGAAAGAATATACTTCATGTGGAGGCCTTTCTGAAAGTGTAGGAAAGACCTACTTTTCTAAGGATTGGCTCATTATGAATTCTGATATGTACCTTCATAGGAAGGTTACCTCTTTAAATTACAGTTGCGACGGCTTAGATTTAGATTGGGAATTTGATAGGGTGCCGAATGTTAATTTGGCTCTCATGATAGGTCTTAAACGATCG